ACCTTTGGGTTGAGCAATGCAACTCCATTGACCGGAAGTGGAACAGTAAACTTTACCGGAAGCACTACTTACATTACTGCAAGCCAAACTTGGTCAATTGCATATGTAACTGGGGGTGGCAATTTGACCATCAATGCAGCCAGTGTTACTCTAACGATAGGTGCTAATCTGTCATGGAATTGGACTACTATCTACGCAGAATACGCTGGATTTGTTATTTCAATTACTTCTCCCATTATACTTACACAAATATCGAATACTTGCAGTCTTACTGGTGCGGCTGGTGCTTTCAGCATAAACGGCACTGGCACATTTTCAATCACATCTCCTGCGGTAGTGAATATTAACCAAGCCCAACAAACATGGACTATAGCCAGCATCACTGGCTCTGGAGGTTTGGAAAGTTACATTACCAGCAGTTGGCTAACATTGGGTGGAGATATGAACATTAGTGTTCATATATTTGATAGCGGCCCCTATGCTAATACACTTAGCCTTGGTGCTCATACGCTTACCTTCAGTGGAACGACTAATTTTGGGGGTTATGTTAACGTCACTGGAACGGGTGGTATAGTTATATCAGGAGCACTCAATGTCTTCGATGCCCAATCCCTCATGACTTGGTCTTTTACTGGTGGACTTACCCATTCTGGTTCCGGCACACTTAACTGTGGAAATTATGGCGATTTAGTTTGGGCGGCTGGTGGCAATTGGACATTCCCACTCATCTCAGGAGTCGGGTCTAATAACTACTTTGCCTTTACCACCAACACTGTCACCATTCCAGCAGGCAACACTGTAGTAATTGATTGTGTATCAGGAGCACAAGGGGGTTGTTCTGCCAACATGATAATCAACGGACAACTATATATGACCCAAGGCATTGCGAGCACTGCGGGAGGCTCCATCACGAAACCTACATCTGGAACCATCACAATGGGAGCCAACGGAGTTTTCATGGCCTCTGCTTCAAATGTTGGCAATGCAACGGGCACTGCTGCTCTAACAACAATGCTCCAAAATAGTGATGACGGCAGTGCAACTAGCAGTGCTAAGAGACCCTACTATGTTTGGACATCTCTGACTGTTGATACTGCTGGTGTCTATAACTTCGGAACACGAGATGCAGGGAATTATGTGTTCTTTATTTGGGTTGACTTTGGCTCAGGCAAACCAACCGCCACTCCTTCTGCCAGTTACAAGTTCTCTAGTGATGGGCCTGATACAGGCTCTCACACAATATATGCCACCAACTATTACTCGGCTGGCAACATCACGGCAATAACAGGAAACTTCTACGTTTAAGCAGCAAATCCTTAAATAGTTTCAGGTGGGTGATATTCACGATAGGTTTGAAGGATGCCATCGGAATGGAAGAGTTACCCATACGTTACTGCCAAGTCTGCCATAAGCCCATCTATCGTTGGCAGAAGAAAGAGATTCTCTTCGGTTGGCACAAGAAGTGCCTAAAGGTGAGTAAGAAAGGAAAGCACTATATAGAGTATCAAACTCCTTCTGGCGGACATATCAGAATGGGAAGATAGGTCTAAGAGACTGTTATCGTGTAAGTGACCGCTACGGTTCCCAATGGAGAGACCAAGTATCCAACTGCACCGTTGGTGCGGTCATGAGCAACCAAAAAGGTTCCCACAGCATTAGTGATTGTGATTCCGATGTTGCCCCATGTCTCGTTGCCACCACTGTTATTGGTGAAGGTTCCTGTAATGGTGAAGGTTCCACTCACACCACCGTCTGTGATAGTGTTGTTGACGGTTGCAACAATAGGACTATCCGAACCACCAGTGTTCTCAGTCTCTATGTTGAAGTCTATAAACGTAACGGCAGTTAGTCCTGCTCCACCGCCCAAATGCACTGAAGTTGTAGCGGTGTTAGCGGAGACGGTGTGCAAACCTGCACTCGTGTCCTTTCCACTGTTAGCGGCAGAGGCCGCATCGAATATGTTGGTAATCAGATAAACCGCAAAGTTGTGAAGACCGATGTCGTGCTCATCGTAGGTCTTTCCAACCAATCCTCTTTGGCAGGCATCTCCCGCCTTATGAGCGACTCCGTGCACAGAGCAAGGATTCCTCGCTACGACTTCCAATCCAATGTGAAGACCTCCAATACCAGACATATCTACTCATCTATTAGATTCGGGAGTATTTAAAGATGCTGGTGTGCGTCTAGGTCTGAGCAATATTGAGGCTCAAAATCCAAGTCTGCCCTGCTCCCTTTACGGCTTGGTTGCTCACATACCTATTGTAGAGACCGATGCCTACAGTAGCACCCCCTTGTCCTGAGAGTTCATACTTTGCAACGGCAGTGAAGGGGCCAGCAGGTGTCCATCCACCACTTCCATCTCTAGCGGCTCCATCGTTGTCAACTCCAAAGGACTGCCATCCGCCTGCCCATTCAGCAAAGCCGGGGCCAAAGGTTGCTTGCCATGAGACCGTATTACCAGAGACTTGTGGAAAGGTAGCGTCTACATCCATTGCATAGAAGTTGTTGGTAGCGGCAGGGCCAACACTGGTGTAAGTGGTATCCAGAAAATTCTGGGTAGCAACGAAACCTGTAGAGTCATCTGAAACACCGAGTCTTGCATTGCCAAAGTTAAAGCCAAAGTTACCCGCAGTGTTGGCAAGAGCACCTACTAACAGTTTCCATCCGAGTGTCTTGCCAAAGTTGGTCAATCCATTAGGCCCGTCTTCGGACTTGTTGAGTAGTCTGTCAGAGAAGCGTAAGGCCGCTTCTGCGGCACTGTGCCCCGATTGTGTGAACTTGGCAACTGCACCATCCTCGTCCTTGAAGCGAGTAATATTCCATGTGATATCTCTTGGCGAAGAGAGCCTCTTAACTGCTACATTATCTGAAGCCATTCTAAGTTATAGTGGGCAGTAGGGCTATTTAAGTATGTCGTAAAATCGTAGGGAAGGGGGGTGGCCCAATAAGGCGGCCATCCCTCAACTTTATCAGTTAACCGTGCTTCGAGGCTTCGATTGTTGGCTTTCTGGTGATATGACAGTCCTAAATACTCCTCAAGCCCGTCAGTCTGACGATGCTTTCAGGGTATGTAATGACTGGTGCGTATCTCGCAGTAATGACCACATCTATTGAGTCGAAAGTCGGTTGGGGCCAGACATCCACGCTGATTGGTCTCTTCGTTGCGAAGTAGCCCAACGGAGCGTATGATGCAGAGTAGTTGGAACCTGCGGCCGCAAGGACGTATGCACGCCCATCGAAGCCACCATTCACAACTAACGGAGCAACGGGGATGTTCGGTGTCACAATCTGCTTAAGCCCATACAACTGAGGTGCTGAAACCACTGTTCCAGTGCCCTGAGCGTATACAGGCTGTCCGTAGAAGAGGAGTGCGGCAAACTGAGGTATCCTTGACAGGTCTTGATGAGCCATTGGGTTCATCGCAATCGTGTCTGGTTCCAAAGCATAGTTCTGTATGACTTGCTTTGCCTGAGTTATGTCGTTGATTCCTATTGTGCCAGCAAACGAAGTCGTTGTTCCGTCCATGTAAATGGACGTTCCAGTAACAGCCGTGGTCGTTCCGTAACCAGCATTCAGAGCCTTCTCAACGTCTTGGTCAATTGTCATGACCACACGCCTAGCGGCTCGTTTCAACTGGTCTTCCACGATGTTAACTATCTGGTCTTCAATCAACTCTCTAGTGACTCGGACTCTCATACCCACCTTGTAAGGTGTTACGGTAATCGAGTCGTAAGGTGTGAAGTCGGCCATTATCTCGGCTCCCTCTGCGGTCTTTCCGATTACCGCAGTAGCACGAGCACCCTTCTGCTTCGGAATCGAAGCAGTCGCTCCGACCTTGATGAAGAAGTCCTGTAGAAGTGGTTTCAATGCCAAGTTCGGCATTGTCAGTTCTACGATTCTCTTCGCCAGAGCCGGATAGAACAGGGCACCTGTGTTAACTATTGGGAACTGCTCACGAGTCATAGCCATCTTTTCTCACTGTATTTTTAATACAGAAGTGCTACCAGTGGTGCAGGAGTTACCGACCCGTCAACCGTTTGAAGGGCGATGAGTCTGGTTACAGCATTCCCAACCGACAGTATGGCTTGACCATCGTGGCCAGCCACAGCAGACGGCATGAGGAACAATCCAGCAGTGACAGCCGCATTGACAATCACTGTAACCTCACCTCTGCAAATGACATCAATCGCACTCTGAAGTTGTCCAGATGTCTGGGCGACTCCGAGCATGAACTCTGCATTCGCAAAGGTTACTTTACAGGTAAAGTCCGCACTGCCAGAAAGCGTAACCAACGCTCCTACATACACTGCTACACCGTTCACATTGGCCGTGCCGAGAAAAGACAGAAGGAATGAATCGTTGTGGAACGGAGCACCCTCAAGGGTTCCCGGTAAACCGCTACCATGTGGATTAAGAGCCATTTTGTGTCACTTAACCTGATAGCAGACCAAGTTCCTTGAAGCGGCTTGAGGCTCCCGTAATTTCCTTCCAGTAGTCTGGGAACTCAGGAGAGGCACCCATTCCAGCGAGTGGATTCGTCTCTTCCTTGACTGCTCCGACATTACCCTTTCCGGTAACTTCGGGGGTCTTGGCAGACGCTTCCCTTGCTTTCTTGGCTTCCTCTACTTTGCTCTTGACTTCCTGAAGTCTTGATTTCAGTTCCTCAAGTTTCTTCCGTTTCGCTTCGTCCTCTTCCTTCTTTTTCTTCTTGGCTTCCTCGTCTTCCTCTGTCTTTGCATCTGCGGCCCTCTTCAGGGAAATCCTCTGGCTCAGTAGTGCGGCCCTCTTGCGAGAGACTTCTTGCTGTTCCAGTTTGACATTGACTTCCTTGATTATGGACATCAGACCATCGAGTTTGGATTCGAGTGCGCCCATTTGCTTCACAATTTGGTCATAACTGAGAGCCTTGCCCTCAGATATGTCACCAGAAGGTGCGACAGTAGACATTTAGTTTCTTGTTTCTGGGTAGTTATACATCGCCTCGACTTTCAACACTACCATTGACGTTGAGAGATTCATAGGTAGTATATAGTATACCCTGACCTTATTTAAACCTTTGGCTTGCCCCTTTCTATCAGTGGGAAGTCCTCTAGAGAGCCACCCTTGGCCTCTTCCTTGAAGGGGTTCCATGTGTGACCACAACCACCACACTGGAAAGAACCATCATCGCTTTGAATCACAAAGGCAGACCCACAGTTGGGACAGTTTTCTACGGTATCAGCCTCGCCCTTCCCAGTAGGGGGGTCACACACATCACAAGCAAAGTCATTACCACCAACTGGATGAGTTGCCTGATTCTTAAAACAGAAGTCACAAAGAGTTCCTTCCTCTTCCATCGGGGGTGTGATAGTTGCCAGATACTCCCTTATCTGTTCGTCTGATAGTTCGCTCTCATCTATAGACGAGGGCGGTTCCGTGGCTTTTTGGGTGTAATGAATGTCAACTGGGTCTTCTGGATAGCCTTCCATCTGTATCTTCGCCATCCTAAGTTGGATTTCTGCCACTCCAATGATGGCCGACTCGACAGCATTGAAGGCACTCAGAAGAACAGGAGTAAGGTCTGGCATAACCACTTTTGCCTTCTCTGCGGCTTTGTGAGGCTGAAGAGTGCCGTATGATGTGCCTTTAGGCTCGAATCTCTTCTGTAGAAACCTGTCAACGCTTGCTTTGAAGCCGATTGGAGTCACTTCGGCCTTCTCGTAAGCCGGAATTGCAACCATGCTCTGTTCCAGAACCATTGGGTGACGGATTAACATATCGAGTGAACCGCACCTTGGGCATGGTAGGTCGAGGTCATCAATTGCGGCTTGCTCTTCAGATTTGCCCTGTGCGGCAATACAATTGTCACAATAAGCCTGCGGAACAGCGATTTGGATGCTGTTGAACCTCACATAGCCTAGAAGAATCTTCTGAATAAGGCTTTCGTCACTGGTTTGACCAGCCCACAAGACCTTTCCGGTCTTCGGGTCTTGCTCATCCTTCTCGACCCACGCATCTTCGACCTTACCAATGATGGAATCAACGTGGTCTATATCGTGGTCTTTCATGAGAGGAGCACCCTTCAGTTGGTCAGCGATAGCCTGAAGGTCTTCAATAGGCACACGCCACTTGTTTCTGTTCCTTGAGGTATCAATCGCCATCCCACCCAAGTTCAGAATGTGTGGAAATTGGCCCGTTGCCTTGTAGTTTTTGATGAGGTCAGCGTATTCCTTGGTCGTTATCAGTGGGGCTATACCACTTGAGTAACGGAATTTAAAGCCTCTCCCATCAAGCGGGTTCTTCGACATACACCCATTATGGGGTATTCTACTATTTAAGGTTGTTTCTTAGAGAATACGCAGATTGCCTTATGGTCTCCGTAGACTATCTTCACTATCTGAGCGTTTCGTTGCCAGAGGTAGGCTCTGGCGAAGTCGGCAGGCAGGGCTATACTGACCTTGCCATCTTTGACCGAGACTGAAGCCTCAAACTTTCTAGATGAAGCGAACTCTAATGCTTTGTGCTTCTCTTGAGTTATGTAGAACTCGTCAGGACTAGGGCCGTAGACAAAAGCCTTGTTTCCCCATTCTTCCGGTGTCGTTAGGTCTCCAAGCGGTAACTCAATCGTGTCTGTGCTTGCCATTGTTTCTCAACCTCTTAGGTGGCTTCTTGTCACTTATAGGGATTATGGCATCTACCCAACAGAGACAGGGTTCATTGAACCAAGACCCTGCTGTAGAGGCTAATTCGGGTGAATGAGCACCCTTGGTATGAGGTCTACTGAAGTCAGTCTCGCTCAATCAATCCACTCTAAATCAAACTTGTGTTTCTCCCAATGGCCACGCTTCAGGTCACAAAAGACTCGTTCTCCTTTGTAGACGGTGAAGACGTTGCAATTATCCTTTCCACCATGTCCATACCAAATGCAAGTGATAGAGTAGAAGGCTTGTCCAAGAAAGAACTTTCGCCACTTCCATTCGGAATCAGTGTAATATGATGAGAAGGCGTTGTAGAGATACCAGAGGAAGTCGGTCAGGTCTTCTTTCATCATCTGATACATTTGGTCACTCAATCTGGTGTCCCTGAGCAACAGAAGCAACGACAGCCTCTCTCATAACAGTTTGGAACTACAGCCGTTCCATTATGGCAAGAACAAGAAGGACAGTAGGTGGGGTCTGGATGGCTCATGAAAACAGTTACAACACTATCTGGATGGCAACTGCAAGTCTTGGTCGAGGGCGGTGGCCCTGTGCCCATCCATACACTGGGAGCGTAAATCGGAGCACCACAAGTTGGACAATGGCCAACAATCGTGCTCAAACTTCATCCACTTTGAGGATTCCGTAGCGACCAATGTTCACCTGAAGTTCGTCTTTGTAGGTGCTGGTATAGCCGTTGGAGATGGCTACGAGAGAATCTACTGCAACCTTGGCGATGTCATCTCCCCAGAGCACCAACTTGACTTCGCCTGTAGCGTCCTTCAGTTTGGCGTTGGCAACGGTTGTAGTGCCACCCGTCCTGAGGTTGACCGTCCTCGTGTCTTCCTTACTGACAATGACACCAGTAACGTCTACCTTCCTCATCTGGTCACGCAAGTCCTTAATATCCATGACAGCAATAGTAGGTGAGGAAGACTATATAAAGGTTCTGGCGTTAGGGGAACCTCAACCAATACTTATGCTTCGGAGCCTTCAGTGGAGCAGAGCCGAGTCTCACATGGTCAGGAAGCGACTGGCGATTGGTCGGTGGCCCTATGTTGGACTGGCCATCCTCATTTACCTTTGCTTCTTCTTTGGCCACATACCCAAAGACTGTGCCACAGATGATGCAATATATCTCACCGTCTAAGTCAACTGCTTCCTTATGAGTAGAACAGACCATCAGCACTAATATGACCCCCGCTACTTATTTATAAGGCTTTTGGGTAGATTGAATAAGTGGGATAACGGGGCCATCCCATTACGGGATGTGCCCCTGCCAGCACCCTTGGGCTGATTCGGGTGTCCCTCTGGCTTTTAATACGCCATACGGGGGTGCCCGCCCTCGCATGGGCTGATAGACGGCTGGCGAGAGGTGGCGAGCCTCTTTCTTCGGGTGGCGATGGGAGCGACCCTAACACCGCCCTACCAGTCGCAACCATACCCTACAGTAGCAGATTATTTAAGGATTACCATTGCGAAAGTCTAGACGGTGCCTGTCTCTTCCTTCCTTGAGTCGCCCCAAGTGCAGGCCGCAGGCCAGTCTACCTCTAGTGAGAGTAAGTCGTGTTCCTCTCCATCCCAAGTATGGAACAATGTAGTGCTATCATACTCGATTTCATCGTTTGGGCCTTGAGGCGGGTCTGCCGCCCTGATTATCAGAGAAGGTGTTCTTGTGACTGACCACATGGGTTGTCCAGCATCATCTACCACTGTGTCGTAGATGTATTCTATTCGCTTAAGAGTGCCCATTTAGCCCCACACTGCCCAAAGTGGCTGATTGTCATCCGAAGAGACTACATTTCCACTCAGCGTAGAAGTGTAGATGGGTGGAACGTTTGTGTTGACCAACTCAGGAATCTTGGCAACAATTATGAACGTATCACCGTGGTCGTTTGGAGCGTGTGCGAATGCGGCAGTCGTTATTGTTGTCGCTGTGTTTGAGGCGATGATTAGAGGAGTATCCACAGCCGCAGGGCCACTGGTATACCTTAAATACGCACCAACCAAGAAGTTGACGGGCATATTGAGGTCGGTGTCGTGTAACACCGTTGCTATAGTGCCTGTCGTGGTCGTCCCTGTCAAACCACCAGTCTCAAGTTCGTAGAATCCCATAACGCCTTTTGCTAACGTCCCTTTTTCGGGGGCGGTATGCCAATAGGTCGAGTCAACGCCCTCGCCAACCCACTTTTGGGTTACGTTTGCTATCTGAGTAACAGTGAATGTGGCTGAAGCAGTGAGACCTATATTGTCTGTTGCAACTATAGTGTGTGCACCAAACTTCAGGTCGAATACTGGTGTGGCCAAAGCAATGGGCATGACAAAGGTGCAAGTCCAAGCACCAACATTGCTAATACTTGGATTAGCCGGAACAGTCACAACTACTTGTGCATCAACAGTAACCCCATTTGCTATTGGAATGTTGCCATTATTTGTGAAACCTGTTCCTGTAATGGTTACAACTGTGCTCTTCGCACCAGATGACGGAGTTAGAGTTATTGCGGGAGCCATATCTACTCTCTTATTGAACGTGGGAGTATTTAAACCATTGCCTCAAGGAGAACTCTTCATTGTTTCAAACTGCATCTTGTCCTCAGTTGTGTAGCCGCATAGTTGGCACATCATCTGTCGCCCATTGAACGGACTCTCATACGGCTCCAACTCCCCTTCTCTGCACTTAGGACATAACTGAGGTTCCATGTCTCATGGTAAGGTGCAAACCCTTATTAAGTCTTCTCTCCCAAGGGGTGGTATGCCAGACCTTCAGGAGCGTCAAGAGAGGGTAGATGGGTATCTCAAGAAGTTGGGCCTAGACAAGAAGACAGACCTTAAAATCATCCTCACTGAGAAGGTCAAGTATGGAGTGGCTAACACCATCATCAAGATTAATCCGAACCTATCCGATGACGAGTTCGACATCAATCTTTGCCACGAACTTCTGCACTACCTTGGCATCCCTCACAACGAAACGACCCGTAGCATCCGCTATCACTCAAAAAGTTTAAGAAAGGATGTGCTCAGTAAGACTTTGGCTGAAATGGTGAAAGCATGATACTCGGTGTCGTGGGCAACGGAAAGGACAAGTTCACACCAGCAGGCGAGGCAACGGCTAGGAAATACATTGTGGCTCTTCTCACCGATAAGAGAATAGAATCCAACCTCGCTGAAGAACCCTTCGTAGTCAGAAGCGGGCATTCGAGAATGAGTGGCATTGACATCTGGACAGAAGAGACCGCAAGATGGATGGGTGTGGTCTTAGACATCAAAGCACCAGAAGTAGAGCAGTGGCCCGATTCAGTGATACTGACGGGGAGAGAACTTCAGGTAACAAAGACTCTAAAGGGTTACAAGTCTCGAAACTTGGACATCGCTGAGTCTGATGAACTTGAAATCATTGTAGCAGATTCCTATCCACCTAACTTTCCAGAGAAGGAGAAGATTCTGAAGGATGGCAAGATGTATTGCTATCATTGCAATGCTTACGACCATGTGAAGTCGGGTGCGTGTTGGACAGGACTTCAAGCCCAGAAGATGGGAAGAAAGGTGGCGTGGATACTTGTTCACAACGATGGTAGCGGGGCTAGTCGGATTCGATAAGACCTAACTCTTCTGCATTCGCCACCTTGAATGGCGGCTTTGCTTTCTCATCCTCTTCCAGAGGAAAGTTCCATGCTCCGGCCACTTGAACGCTAAACGTCCAATGGTCGTTAACAAGTTCGACATGAAGCCGACCTGTCATCGAGTTGCCACAGTTGACCGTCTCTCCGTTCTCTACTTGCATCGCTTGTTGTAGAACATTTTCGGCAAGATGAGTGTAAATTTCTTCAATCCGTTTCACAGTAGGTGGGTGATGTAAGTCGTCTGCCCATGTCCAACCGTAAGTATCGAACAGAAGTTTGGCTCTCATTGAAGCCAACGAGATAGCGTGTTGAAGGTGTTCGGGGAACTCCATACCACCCCTTCAAGCGGCTTGGTATTTAAGTGTTCTACGAGCCAGATACTCATCCCACTTGCCTTGGGCCTTCAAAAGATGACAGGTGCCACAGAGGTTTCTGAGTTGCTTGCTCTCAAAACGAGTGCCACAGTTGACGCAATCAAGGAGCACCTTCCTCACCAGTTGGTAACTTCTTTCGTCCTTCTATGATGTCCTTCATGTTGGTCAAGAAGAAATTCCAGTTGAATTTGTTGACATGATAAATTTTCCAACCCATCGCCTTAAGTTCGGCATCTCTTATCTCGTCTCGCCTTCTTCCTTCCAATGTGAAGTGCTTCTTACCATCATATTCGATGGCGACTTTCAACGAAGGAAGACCCACATCAGCCCATCGTCTCTTCCGTCTACCCACAATCGGAATAGGATAGTTGAGAATTGAGAGAGGATAAGGATAGAGCAATCGAACATAGTGACATAATCTGTTTTGCTGAATACTTGTAGGTGGGTGCCATCGCCTTCGCCATTTTCGCATAATAGTCCAATGGGTCTCGAACTATATAAAGGTGGCCCCTCAAGGTTTTTAAGATGGCGATACCATAGAGGAAGTATGGCACTAGCGAATGAGAAGGCGTTGGCAGAGGCTCAACAGAATGGGTCAGGAGTGGCTCGATGCACGAACACTCGAACCTATGCCGATTCCTTTGGCAACTTCTCTAAGACGCAGTGCAAACTTTTTGCGGGCCATACCGGGCAGTGCTTCTTCGAGGCATCAGATATTCCTGACGTAGAAGCAACGACAGATGAGCGAGGTCTCAGACTTACGTTCAGGATTCCTCTTACCTAACTGGTGTCTTCCACTCTGTAGTAACTCCGTTCCAACGCACTCTACGGATGTTCCACTGCCAAGCAATCTCTGATGGAATGAGGTTGGACTCTTCAGGTGTTCCAAGACCTTCCTCAGTGTTGGCCAAGCCAATCCCTTCCTCTTCAATCCAGTTGGCACTGCCACCACTGTAGTCATACACGATGGTTATGTCGTTAGCATTCGTAGGACTTCCAATAATCGTAGTTATGTGAGGCGGCCAATGGTAGGTCGCAGGGAATCCGTTATCATTACTAAGCAACTCTCCTCTGCTTGTTAGAGTAACTGTGATGGCCCAATACTCTGGTGTCTCACCTGTCAAGAATTGTAGTGTAAGGCTAGGACTGGTTTGGAATCTCCAAACATGAACAGGAGTTCCGATAGTAAGACTTGGAGTAGTATGAGGAATAGTTGTGAGAACAAATCCAAGAGTGGCACTAGGAGTAGAATGAGGAGTGAGTGCGGGTATAAGTTGAAGAGTAGTCTGAGGTGTGGTGTGAGCAATGAACGTAGGAACAAATCCGAGACTAGCACTAGGAGTGGTATGCGGAGTGAGTGCAACTATAGGGTTAATGGTAGCATCAGGTGTGGTATGAGGAATGAGTGCAAGCATAAGGTCAACAGTGGCACTAGGCGTAGTATGAGGAACGAGTGTAGGCGTGAGGTCTAGAGTGAGAGAAGGAGTGGTCTTGAAGAAGACATCGGAAGTGGTTACGATAGTGATGCTAGGTGTGGTATGAGGAGTGAACTTAGGAACAAAACTGAGGGTGGCACTAGGAGTATTCTTTCTGAACCCTATGGTAAGGGTTGCATGGACTGTCCCTACACTCATACTCTATCACTAGGCTCTAGTGCCTATTAAACCCTTTGACAGGTCTATGTGTAGT